CATTTATTATGATTTTTTTTGTTGAATATCTTTAATTTCTTCTCCTGAGCTAATACCATACAAAGCTTGATCCTCAACAATAATACTAGCTAATTTTAATATTGTGTATACTAAGTTTGACTCTTCTGATTCATGAAGCTCAAAGTTTGTACTTTTATTATTTGCGTAAAGAGGTTTGTTAGCAATAATATTATATCCCCAAACTACACTAGTTGGGTTTTTAATATATTCACATGTTACGCCTGATGTTTTTGCTTCGGGAGTTTGAGATCCAGAAGCATTACCATAAATAGCTAACGTAGATCCTCGTCTTACATAAACTGGACGATTATCGTTAGGTCGCAATAATGGTTGATTTGCAATTATATCGTAGTCTGTTGGAGAAATATATGAAGCTACAATATTATTATATTTAACACTTGATAATCTGTATAAGTCAGTTGGTAAAGTTGTTCCATCTGTAACTGTTCCAGATTTTTCAAATATACTAATTTTTTCTTTTAAAATCTCAATAGGATCACCGTAAACAGTATCGTTTCCTCTAGTTCTTCCATATTGATTTAAGTCGTAAAAGTATTGCTCAAAAATATCCATTTGAGCTTGGTTTGCAAGCACGTTAAATTCTTGCGGAGTTATATAGCCTCTTTGCTCTTTATTGGCTAAAGTTAAAACTCTTTGGTATACTTTATTTACATTTACAGCCATTTTATTTATTTTGTAGTTAACTAGGCCACCATTTTAGCAGCCTAGCTACTACAAATAATTACCTATTTTAATCTTTTTTCAATAGAAGAATAAACTTCGGTGCCTTCGTCAGTTTTAAACCAATGAGCTAAAGCTGAATAAGGGTTTTCATCAAATGGTACTGTCATTAATTTTCTTCCAGTGCTACCCCAAGTAAAACTTCTTTGATCTTGAGATAATTTAATAATTCCATCTTCAGTTGCTGCTATAGCAATGTTTCTTAAAAACACATTATCATCATTAGCTAATTCTAAGAATAAAACTGGATTTTTCTTAGCGAATAATAATAAATCTCTTTTAATTTCCTTAGAACTCATCTCTGACACTCTAGAGCCAACTTCTACTCTTAATACAGCTTCAGACATATCAATATCCATATTTTTAGCTGCGTTCATAGCTTCTAACTGAACTTCCATTATATCTAATTCATCTTCAGCTTCTCTTACTCTATTTACTTCTTCAAACAAAACATCTTTGTGAGGGTGATATAAAGAAAGTAATTTCTGTAAGACTGTTTTTTCTTTAGGAACTCTTAATGCGCCGTTTCTAAAAACAATATGCTCTAATCTTTGATCTCCTTTCATTTCGTCTACAAAGCAGGTTCTTTGATTAGAGGTGTATTTTAATTCTCTTTCATAACCTTTTTCTTCGTCAAACCAAAAAATGTTTGAAGATCTAATAGACTTACTTAATGGTGCACTACCATTTTTTAATAAATAAACTCTATCTTTTATTTCCCAAGTATCTTTTTTTACTTTGTTTTCCACTTGAGGTAAATTAACTTCTTCTGAAATTAATTCTTGTAATTTTTCTTGTTTCTTTGCCATAATAATATAAAATAAAAATTAAAAAAAAAAGATCGAGGACCGAAGTCCCCGACCTTAATAAAAATATTAGTTTAACAACATAAAGTTGTTAGCACCTTGAACTACTAAACATCTTTCAGATAAGTAGTTTACTTCCATAGCGTCAAGATCAGAAGTTATAGCTCCAACAGAACCAGTAACCCAAGTCTTTAATCTACGATCGTCAGTTTGAGAAGCTCTATAACGCACGTGTAAGAATGGACGTTTTAGATTTCTACCTAAAGTTTGATCATAAACAGAAGATACACCAGCAGGAACAAATACTCCACGGATAGCACCAACAGTGTTAATGTCATTGATAAGACCACGAGTTGATTGGTCATTTAAGTATTTCCAGTCAGATTTGTAGAAGTCATAAGAACCTCTTCTAAATCCAGAGAAACCTAAATTAAGAGCCATATCAGAATCATTATCAAATACACCGTAAGAAGTACCACCAGCGCCATAAGAATTCATAGAAGCAAGCATATCGTCAATAGCCAAGCTAGTTGAACGATTTAAGAACATCATGTTTTCTTCAATAGCACCGTTTTTGTCAAACTCAGCTAAGATTAAGTCAAATTCAGCTAAATCAGTAGCGGCGTTAACACCAGTAATACCAGTTGATTCGTTGCCTCTAGTAGTGATAGCTTCGAACAAACCTTGAGTACCACCTAAAACAGCAGTTGAACTCTGATAATCAGTTAAGTCAGAAGTAGCTGTTTGAGCTTCAACCATAGTCATTTCTAAATAATCAGTAAAACGAGCTCTAGTATCACCTTCAGCTTTTAAATACCAAAGATAACCAGTTTGTCCTTCTTCACCAGAAACTTCAACCCAACCAATTTGAGAAGCATCAGATCCAGAGATCTCATATTTATCTTTGATGATAATTGGGTTGTTACTATAAGATTTAAATCCAGGCTTGTTAGCACCAGTTCTACCAACTTGTCCTTTAGCGTATTCAGATCCAAAAACTAAAACCTTACAAGCAGCGATGTCTGCTGCGGGTCCAGTTTTATACCAATCAACAGTGAAAGTTAAATCACCAGGTGTAGAATCAACATATCCAGTGTAAGTTGCAGTAGAGCTAGCTATTAAAACCATATCACCTTTACGAACACCATGCTTAGATCCTGATAAAGATTGTCCATCAGCATCAGCACTAACAGTAACCAATTGCTCAGCAGCGCCACCAGTGTGATCGTAAGCAGCTGCGTAAGAAAGGTGTAAACGACCTTGCTCAGACCAAATAACTTGATCAGAAGTCATTGCCTCTTCAGCACCAATCATAGATAAGAAGCCTGAAATAGTTCTATCTCCAAAGATCTCGGCTTCTTGTTCCATAAGATCTGGTAGATATTGTTGTGCCCAGTCATTAGCACCGCTTGTAAAGTCGATATAGGCAGAAGCCAATGTTTGCTTTAACGGCGCTGGAGCTGGGGTTACATTTGAAGTAATTGCCATTTTTTTAAAATTTAAGCGTTAAAAATTAATTTCGTTTTTTAGACTTTATTTTAAAGTCATTTGATGAATTTCCAGAAACCACTCTATACTTTACGCCTCCAAAATCAATTTGGCCATGAGATTGTCTCGGCTGCATGTCAACGTTCTTGCTGTTTGCAACGCTATTTTTTATTGCATCAGCTTTTCCTTGTTCATAAAAGTGTTGAGCGATCGCATCTGCATTCATCGCTGTAAATAGAGACTTATGATAACTTTGAGCATCAGACATCGTTCCATCTTCAGCTAAAAACTTTTTAACGAAATTGTTAATGTCACTCTGAGTGTTTTTAATCTCTTGGGTGTTTTTCACATTATATCTAAACTTTTTGTCTCCAACATTATATTCGAAACCTTCGAACGTATTGCTAAATAGTTGATTAGTTTTTTGATCAAACACTTTTCTTTGCCTTTCGGCTTTTTCTTTATTTTGCTGAGACTCTTTATTATATCTATTAAAAAAGTCTATAGCTTTCTGAGCTTCTGGCGTTAACCTTGACCCAGATTTTATTTCTTCATAATATTTAGTTTTTTGATCTTCTAAATATTTTTTAGCTGTAGCCACCTCTTCTTTAAATGCTAGTTTCTTTCTTTTAATGTCTCGATCTTCATCTATGTCTTCGTCATAGTTAAAATTATCTTCCATTAAAAAGTTGATTTCTTCAGCAGATAAATGTGGTTTTGTTTTTTTATAATATTCGTGTAGAACTGACATGTTATCTAAATTGCTAATATCTTTATTTAAATTAACATAGTCTTCAATAGTTCCACCGGTATTTTCCATAAAATCTACAAGCTTCTGTATATTTTCTGGCATTGGTTTTCCAGTAGCCTCAGCTTCAATTACAGCTTCTTCTACTTTGTCAACTAAATCTTTTAAAGCCTCGTTAGGTTCTTCAGATACTTCCTCTAAAGCTATTTCTTCAATAATGGGTTGTTCATTTTGAACGGTCTTTTCCCTTTGTGATACTTCTTCAACCACTTCTTGTACAGTTCCGGTTTGTTTATCTGCAACCATGTCTGTTGCTTCTTGCTTTGTATCGGCATCTTTAGTCAAGTCTAATTTAACTGTTGTTTCTTCTTTAATACTTTCTGGTGTTTTTGAAAGATCCACTTTTACGGTATCACCTTGATTTAATGTTTTTTTACTTAGTTTCTTTTTAATTTTTTGTTTTTCAACTGTATTATCTACAATTGGTTCTTCTTTTTTAAGCACAATATAATAATATAAAAGTTAATAAATAATTTATCTTGGTCCAAAAGCAGACATATCTAATCCGCCTAATACATCATTACCAGATGATTCAAACTTTTTAGGTGGTTTACCTGTCTTTCTTTGGTCTATAAGCTCACTTTGTTGTGAAGCTTGTATTCTTGTTCTTTCGTCTTTACGATCTTCTTTTTGTTTTTCTTTACTTTTTTGATTTTCAACATCCATTTGTTTTAGCTGGTAGTTCATTTCAAACTCTAATCGCATAAGTTGTTTTTTGACTTCAGCTTCTGTCATTAACTTGTTTTGATCTAATTGAGATTTAAATTGTTCCATCTGCATTTGACCTTGCATAAGAATTTGTTGCTTTTGAATTTCAGCCTGTGCTTGCGCCTGAGCAGTTTGAGCGTTTGCTAAAGCTTGATTTTGAGCTACGGCTCTTGCTTTTTCTTCATCAAGAGCTAATTTTCTTTTGCGTTTTATTTTCAATAATTGATTAGCAAGTTTTACGTTTCTAACATTTCTAAGGTCAATAGCATCTTCTAAATCAATATTATTTTGAGCTAAGGCCATTTGTATATTATTTTCTAGTTGAGCTTTTTCTTCTTCATCTGGAGCTAACTCAATAAATATACCAAAGTCATATAAATGTAAATTTTTCATTTCATTTAATGTAGCAACGTTATGAGCGCCTATAGCTTGAATAAACGCCTCTGCTGAAGGAGAATATTCTAATATATCAGATATTCTCAACGATAAAGCCTCTGCGGTTTCAGTAGTTAAAAACATTCCAGCTTGTAGTATATGTCTAGTAGCTGTATTTGAATTAGCAGCGGCTAATTTTTGTAATCCAACCAAAGCGTTTTTTCTGGAGTTGATCCATCGCGAGCTTCGTTTAATCCTGTTACGTCGCGAATCATTTGCAAATAATAATTATAGTTAGATATTAACGCATTAATTTTACCTCCATTGGCATTGCTATTAATTGCTTGAATTGGTACTTTACCAGGATTCATGTCACCGTCTTGCGTAAATGATCTACCAATAACAGAACCAGTTTGGAAAAACATATTTAATGCTTCTTGTGGATTGTAGTTTGTTCCGTTACCTAAATCGATTTCAGCTAAACCATCTGCATCAAGATAAACTCCATCA